CGTCAGATTGAAAGCCTGTGGCAATTTCCATTTACCGTCCGACGCGATTAGTATTTGCTCTTTCGGATAATAGACTTCTATATCCTCGCCAAACAACGTGCGGAACAACCACTGAACCGACTCTACAGAACCCTTCTTAACGTAAAACTCTCTCGCGCCCTTTAGTATCTTTACGAGGTCGAGCGTTGAGGTTTCGGGAAAGTACGGTAACAATTCCTTTTTGAAAAGGCGTATAAACGGGTCTATAGTCGAATCTATATCGCGGTACTTTCCAGATTCCAGAATATGGTATACGGTATTACCCGCAGCTTCGTCTTCCAGCCACTCATAGTAGAGTTCCAGAAAGCGTTGATACTGCGGACTTCCAGCGCGAACAAAATCCGGCAATTGTCGGTTTATAAGCGCGGAAACGGTTTTTTCTGCGGTTGCCATATGCTTAGTTCTCTACTGTGCCAACTCTAATATCAATTGCAGCAGGATCGCTTTGGTCAAGGGTTAATATAGCGTTTCTCTGCGTCGAGAAAACGTTGGTATTCGGACTAGCCTTAAAGGTCATAGTGCCATAAGGGTCATTGATCGAAACTGGATTGAAATTATTCAGAACGATATATCCATCGTCATAGTAGATCGTTCCTGCTTCGGGTACGATAATACGCTTGATATTGTTCGAATCGAAGTAGTAGATACGTAGCGTTCCCTTCTTGCCCTGTAGAACGGGACGAAGTTCTGCGCCGCTTCCATTACCCCCTTCTACGCGAGCAATTGCTGCGGAATAGCCGCTTCCTGCATTCGTTACTACTACGGATTTCAACTTGCCGTTTACGATAATCGCACTGGCTCTTGCGCCTTCTCCGTCACCGTCGATAATGACATTCGGTATATCCGTATATCCATTCCCGGTTGCGAGAACTTCAATTTCGTCTATACCGGTAAAGGACTGCGGCACTTCTTCTACGAACGAGGTACGGACCACGCCAAATTCGTCGGTATAGCCAAAAGACGGTTCCGAGTATAGCCGATCCAGCGCAGTGCCTTTCTTAAGCGGCACATGAAAGTCCAGTGTATAGGACTTACTCTGATTAAGCAATGGGCGAAAACGCTTCTCTATCAAAACGCGAATAGAGTTGTTCTGTATGGAATCGTCCGCATCGTCAACCGCTCTTACCAACTTGCTCATGCGGAAGGTGTTATTAAAGGTATTCAGATACGTATTGGCAAAACTCTCTACCGCGCTTCTGACGGAAGTCTTAATAGCTCCCGCAGTAGAAGTGGTCTGACGCGAATCGTATACAACGTCTATAATGAAGTTCATATAGTTGTAATCGGGCGCGACGTATTCCGGCGTTACGGTCAAAACGGATATCGGCTTCAGTACGTAGTCCTTGATATACTGAATCTCTGTCTGCGTTACTTCGTAGTTGCCACGCGGCTTTACCGAGAAGAAAATCTTGCCGTATACCGGTGGGTCCGCTTCTTCGCCGCCCCATACGGAAACGCTGTCAAAGTAAGGGTAATTCTGATTAATAAGCGCAACATAGTCGTTCTTCGTCACAGCGCGGTTCTGAGCAATGAAACTCTTCGGAGCCGTAAAGCGAATACTCTCTATGCTTTCTTCTTGCTGCCCTGATGAACTTTCCTGTGCGGTAGTAACGGTATGGGAACTTCCGGGCTTAGGATTCGACCCCAATACGAACGAATCAATACCGTTTGCTTCGTCACCTTCCGTAACGATATAGGAAATCAGAACGAGGTTTCCATCGTCTAGTGCTTTACCGAGAACTCCGTCACCGAAGTATATCTGGTATGCGCCATTACGGTTTTCCTCTAGGTAGTATACCGCATCGTCAGAAACGACAGAGGTTGCGTCTTGCGCTAATTCAAATGTCTCTAGAGCAAAATTGTCCGCGCCTTTCTGAACCTGTACTTGTATGGTCGTAGTGTCGATTCCGATATCCGGTAATACGAATATCTGCTTTTCGTTCTGGCTAGCGTCATATTCGAACACATAGGAAACCGGCTCACCCTCTTTGATCTGGACGGTTTCAAAGACGAAATAGCCACCGACGTTCTTCGTAGCGACTTGCTGCTCTACGGTAACGAAGGTATAGGATTTTCCGTCTTTCGGCGCACTGGTAAAGCGCGTAAAGCGAGGAAGCGTCATAGAGGAATTCGATCCCCCACTGACTTCTTCAAATGCAACATTGATCAGCGCGGAAGATGCGACTCTGGAACGGGGCGTATAGCCCAAAAGCTTTGCGTGAGAAACGACGCTCTGACGAAGTTGCGCAGTATCAATGAACATTTCGTTGCCGACCATGTTCAGATAGTAGCCCAAGTAGTGCGTGTTATAAGCAAGAACGTCCAGCAGAACGCTCAGTGCGGAACCGTCGAAATCATAGTCCGTGAATTCCGGTTGCGATTGCAGGAACTCCTTCAGATTGGCTTTAATACCGTCGAAGTCCAGTTCCGTGATTCTTATCTTTTGGCTCATCTAATTCTCTCTAGAAAGAAGTTTAATTCCAGCGGTTCTGCGCGGTTCACTATAAACACTGTCATAGTTACCGTATAGCCGTTTCCGTCATAATCCGGCGTTACGTTGACCTGATGAACGTCTACTCGCGGCTCATGTTTGCCTATAGTGGTCTTTATTTCCGCGCTTATAGCAGATGCGGTAATAGAGTCAATCGGCTCAAACAGATGTTCTCTTAGCTTGCTATGTAGATTCGGTTGCCACAGGCGTTCGTATTTGCCGGTTTGCAGCAAATTACTGATAGACTGATAAATCGCTTGCTCATTGGTCTTCTTGACGATATCGCCCGTTACCGGATGCGCAGTAAATTCTATGTCTATGTCTTTATAAGTGCGAGTGGCTTTCATGATTCTGCTTCAATAGCATCCTTCGTTACGGTATTTAGTGTACTTTGCAAAGTTGTATTAGCGTTAGGCTGTTCGTATGCAGCCGCTAGATTATACGCTATCTGTAGGCTTTCCGACTTCTTCCGCGCAGTGACGAATTGACTATAATCTGATTCTATTTGCGCTTGTATGGTATTCGCTCTGGTGGAAATCACTGTAGCCCATGCGTTCACCCCTATAGACTGCGCTACATCCGACTGTCCGAGAAAATCCGTACTTCTAAGTTGAATAAGCAAATCACGCAGTTCGCGACTGATATTGCCGATAACAGCGGGGTTATAGAGTGAGGCACATTGCAGCCGTATATAGTCCACTCCGTCATTGAGATACGTAGACAGCATGGTGTGATGTTCGATAATCTTGTTCTGACTGACGTTCGCATAAGAGCGACCAGAACGGGCAATCTGTAGTCGAGTTCCGTGTATGACAAAATCCGTATTGTCAGCCGTAGTCGTAGCGAACACTTCTATATTGCCGTTCAGCAGTCGCGTCGTATACGTCACATACGGGTCTTGCGTATACATAGCAGCAATCTCTCGCGTATAGGCATGATGATTGTCGTGCAGTATATACAGTTCGTTTACCTGATGCCCCCTATCCGCATCCGCAGCAGTAGCCTGTATGAGATACTTCGCAGAACGGAACTTGCGAGCGTTAAAGGAAAAGATTTTATTGTTCGCGCCAGAAGTACCGTACAGTAGACGATCTTCCGTCACAGAATCATTCGTTTCTTCCGCATTCGGACTATCGCTTTCCAGATACAAGCCAGCCAGACGATCAGTGTGTATACGGAATTCATCCAATTGTGCAACGCAACCAGAAAGCCCGTCACTGCCACCTATAGACTCACGCAGTAGCTTGTATGACGAATTGAGTGCAGGATTGGTCGCAATGCCAGACAGCGCAACGTTCAGATTCGCATAGTTGTTCTCTGTATAGTAGATAAGCAAATCCCGCGAGTCTTCGATGATTGTCTCTAGAGGATTGTGCGAGAACGTAGTCAAGCCAGCCTGTAGCCCGTTTGCATTAGCAGCAGCAGTGAGCGCAAGTTGAACTAGCGCGTTCGACACCATTGGTGTGTATGGTTCGTTGACTTGCTCGCTCGCGAATGTCTGTGGCGCATAGACGATAGCGTCCACGTTGGCAAACACTGGATCGACCACAGTATCGTCAATGGGTTCGTTCGCTGGCGGC